GAGCTGACCAAGGTCTGGCTCGAATGGATTAAACTTGTCGGTCTCAAGCTCTCGCCGGGTAAGAACTTTAATCATCCTAGGTATGGTGTTATCAACTCTTGTCCTTTTTATTTGAAGGATGGCCATTTAGTAAAGTTGAAGTTTGCCAATGTTGGGCTTCTCATGGGATACTCGAAGGTATCTGATGACGACGACATGCCGACCGTCGCTATTCACAATGAGGCAGTTGATGGATTCAGAAACCCGGAGACAGCTAGTCTCTGGTTCCGTTCACTTCATCAAGAACTGATTAAGCCCTACTTAGTAGGTAACCCCGGGCTTTACCTCCCGGAGAGTTGCGGTGGTCTGGGATTCCTCCCACGCCCCAAGCATCTAAGTAGCACTGACAGCTTTAATTTTATTAACGACAAACAAATTTGTCGTATTTGGCAAGTTGCTTATGGCATTGCTCGTTTCTCAGGTCCTCGTGTCAGGACTGACCGCCCACCTAGGCGCGGTCTCTTTCCTCGACATTTCCGCACTGCAGAAACGGAACACCAGTTCCAGGAAATTCCGCTCGATGTCCAACTGCCACACTTTGACGTTACGTCAGCTGGTGTGGCTCGCGGTCGTCGTACTCCCTATATTTCCTGGGATGCATATTCCGACGCGCTCGGTGCAACTCATGCCGAGCGTCATTATCATAGGTATCAAGAAGCATTATGCTGGGCCGGGACTACTATGTTTCGTCCATTACTCGCAATACCTAGCGAGGCGGCTAAGCTTCTGGACTCTCTGTCCTTATAGATACCTACGGGGTCTGTATATTAACTACACAAAACGGGTTACCGTACCAAGAACTCTCGTAAATCCTGATGACGCGATATTTCGTTAAGTCTTACCTAGTGGAAGACTTCAGCAAGTATCCTTCAGGGTTCCTTACTAATCCATTGCGAGCGCGCAGCTGGGAGGAGAGGTTAAATTGCCGGACTAAGGAGATGCATTTCGCATCCCTTTAGTGGCCCTGCCCTTCTACAGTGCTCTACGCTTAGCCTATATTCTATGTCGTCCATGGATCCGTCCAGCACGGAAACGTGTGGTGGGTTGAATTCCCACTGGCTCCGGCAGTATAGGTCGAATTAATTCGATATGGTAGTGGTTGAGGTTCAGATGGTC